ATGATACCCTATGAATTTAAACCCTCGGTCAGTATAATAGCTTAGGAGGTATTTCTTGCTCTTTTTATTTTCTTTTTACTTTATTATTTTATTATTATTTTAAGATGATTGAGTTTTTAGAATCTAAATCGAGCCTTAGTGCTCTTGAGTCTGTTAAGACCAAGGACACAAATTTGGATATTATTTTTGGGCATCAAACTATTGATATCGTCCGCTTTTTGGACGTGAATTTCTTTGGAAAGAAACCTCATTATATTGAAGGATTTTTGACACCGTCATATCTTTCGCCTAAGACTTCTTTCCCCATCCCACAATCTGTTTCTTCGGATGTTGATGAGAATTATGAACTATCTTATCATCCTAATCTGAAGTGGATGGATATGCCCAAATGGTGGCGTGTATCCAAAGCTAAGAAGGTTATTTGGAGACACCTCGGTGTTGATCCACAATCTGCAGAGCTTAATGACGACCACCAAAAGCACAAAAATCGAGAAAAATTCGAAAAACGTCGACAATCTCGAAATACCCAGAAATGGAAGGAAATTCGGAAGAAAGGGTTTATTCCCAAAGATCCGAAATTCAAGAAGATCAATTCAGTACAACCTCACAGTGCTAAAGTTAAAGGTCCCCTATATGAACCTTTTCATTATGGTACTCACCAGGTTATACGAGATGATTTGATTGATCTTGACTTAGATACTAACCCAGCTACTTTCAGAAAGGTAGCAGCGTTGGCGAAAGCTTATGATCTCAAACATCCTGAAAAGGTCACCGAATGTGCTTACAGGTACGTGTATCTCCTCGTACCACGTGTCACTGACAACACAGAGTGGGAATGTGTTTGTCAAGTTGTTCAAGAAACTGGTGAATTAAATGCCATGATTTCGGAAAAAGCCTCCAGAGGTTTTATGCGAAAATATGAACCTAATTACTATTGGGACCAATACTCTATTGAGCCCCATGGTGATAATGAACAGTTAAATGAAGAACTTGCAAGCCAAAAATCGAGCTCCGATGCTACTATAGATCGGAATGCTTGTGCTGAAGCTTGTGCGACAAATCCCGTTACCGAAGAACAGAGAAAAGATATTCTCAAACAGGAACCAGTTATTGCTGCTCTTGATGAGATGTCTGAATCTGTGAAGGACGTACCGGAAGCCCAACAAGAACAAGTTGATACTTGGATGGGACATGCAGAAAATCTTCTAATTTTTGCATATCAAATGAACCGCGCCCAAAACTTACCTGATATGTTTGCAGCAGTCGCTGCTTACGTTAAGATGTATGTTAAGGGCAAGTCCGTTATCCACGAATTGTATAAACTTGTCAACGAATTATCACAATCAACCCCTGATGAGATCCAACCCCATGGATTAAGTGATAACATCGTCAATGGATGGGAACTTATTCGAGATCATATCATTTTTCGAAAAGTATCTTATCTTATCTCCGCTGCTATGTCACTTACTGTTTCCAGTATAAAAGAGATCACTTGGTCCCCTGGTGGTCTAAAGTTGATTCACATTGAAGCTGCAAAAGAACAACTAAAAGCTGTTGATCTTATTGATGCTTGTGTAAAGACTTTTGCCTGGATGACTGAAACAGGATGGCAATGTATGAAGGAGAAATCTTTAGCTCCGTTGTTGTATGGAAATCAGCGCATGAGAGAATTTAACATTTTGTTTAATTATGTCAGTGCTAATCTCGATGCTGCTATGGCAGGTAACCTTGATGATTTGGGAGGTTTTGAAAAGAAAACCGATACAGCTCTTGATTTAGTCTGTTCCCTTAAAAAGGTTAAACCTGATGGCACAACTGCCGAATGGCTTCAAAGGAAATATGAAGTCTTGGTGGAAGCTAAAGAACGTATTATTGCTAAGCGCAGAAATACAAACACCCGTTTTGCTCCTATTGGTTGGAGTTTGAGCGGTCCCACAGGGGTGGGTAAATCAACTCTCGCAAAGCTGACTATGTTGACTTCATTGAAAGCAATGGAATTTGCAGCAGATCCTTCTCGTATTATTACTTTAGATGAAGCTGACAAATACCAATCAACTTATACTTCCGATATTGAAGGAGTGTACATTGATGATTTTGCTAATATGATTGCACAATTTGTTGCTGGAAATGGCGATACA